GGAGCAATAGAAAATGAACAAGAAGATGCGTGAGTTACTTGCAAAGATAAAAGAGAAAAATTTACAAGCAAGGAATTTTCAAAATGAAGGTAAAGTTGCCGAGGCGAAGCAGCTAATTGACGAAATCAAGAATTTACAAACATCATATGAAAATGAAAAAGCATTATTTGAAATGGAAAGGGACAACGTACCGAAAGAACCAAAGAACAAAACAACAGCAAACGGTTTTTCTGTTATGGCAAAGATTGCACTAAGAAAAAAATTGACCGAAGCGGAAAATGCATTGGTTACAGGCACAAACGGTACAGACGGTGAGAATTTCCTAATCCCTGAAGATGTTGATACAACAATCAGAGAATTAAGAAAGACATATATGTCAGCAAAAGATTTGGTAACAGTAGTACCGACATCATCATTAACCGGTAGTTTCGTATTTGAAAAGGGTGTTCCGACAGGTTTGGCAGATTTTGAAGATGGCGATACAATCACAGAAGGCACTAAACCATCATTTGAACAGAAAAAATTCCAAGTTACACACAAAGGTAAGGTTTTCCCTATTTCAAATATACTATTGGAATCGGAAAAGGCTGGTTTGACATCATACCTAAATAACTGGTTTGTTAAAAATTCAATCATCAGTGAAAATACAGACATTTTCACAGCATTGCAAAACGGTAAAACGGCAAAGGCAATAAAGGGATTAGATGAATTGAAATCATCAATCAACAAAGATTTGGACCCATCCGCCCGAATCGGTGCAGTTATTGTCACAAACCAAACAGGATTTGACATTATGGACAGTGAAAAGGACGCAGTCGGCAGACCAATTTTAAAGGAAGACTATGTAACACCGACACAAAAGTTGTTCCAAGGACTACCTGTAATTGTGTTCCCAGATGCACAACTGCCAAACACCAAAGCAGGACAAGCACCGATTTTCTACGGAAATCTTAAAGCCGGTTGTTATTTCATTGATAGGAAAGGTTATCAGTTTGCAGTATCAACTGAATATCAATTCGGTGCAAATATGACAACTATGCGTGTGATCGAAAGCTATGATGTCATTCAGGCAGATAGTTCTACATACATCTACGGAACAATAACGGCAGCAGAAGGCAAGGCTGTAACGACAAAAGCAGCTGCATAATGAATGGGAGGGGTGAAGAATGTCCCTAACATTAGACGAAGTAAAGAATTTTCTGCGATTAGATACATCCGATGATGATACATTGTTGGAAATATACATATCAACGGCAGAAGAATACGTCAAATCAGCATGTGGTAGACAGGTAGATTTGGACAATCCCAAAGCACATACCGTAATGCTGATGTTGGTGGGCGACTATTACGAAAACCGTAGTCCATATGGGCAGGCAAAGTATAGTCAGAATGTTTCAACTATGCTAATGCAGTTACAGTTGGAAACACCACAAGATACTGATGATGAGGTGAAAGAATAATGGATTTTGCAAAGCTAAGGCACAAAGTTGTATTTTTAAAGCCGTCAACATCAGAAATAAACGAACAGTCAGAGCAAGTTATCGGGTGGTTTCCGTTCCACCCGGTGACAAAGACTGCAAGTGATGATGTATATTCTACGCAAGACGGCGAAATCTGTTTTAAAAGCGGAGTTTTAAGCGGTTTAAATAATGTATTTTCAGATTACGGTGTTCGTGCATATGTTTCGCCTGCGACAGGCAGAGAATATGACGAATCGCAGAAAATCAGAGCAGAAACAACATACAACGTGGTAACACGTTATTTTAACGGCATTGAAAGTAATATGAAAATTCTGTATGGTGCAAAGGTATTTGACATAGTATCCGTATTGGATATAAATGAGAGTCACAGGGAATTAAAAATCGTATGCTCAGAGGTGGACAGATATGGCAAGGCAGAATAAAGATGTATTCGGTTTTGATGAATTGGAAAAATCGTTCAAACGTTTTGAAAAAAACTATCCGGACAAGGCAGATGCACTTTTAATGGCACAGGGACAAGCAGTCAATAGAAAGACAAAATCGCTTACGCCGGTAAAGACCAAAAAACTCCGTAATTCGTGGAGATTAAAAAAAGTTAAACTGTACAAGGGTGGAACAGTCAGAGTTGTCAGAATTCAAACGAGAGCACCTCACGGACATTTGGTTGAATTAGGTCACGAACAGGTGTCGGGAGGCAGAACAAGAGAAAAAGGACAAAAACTAAACCGAGTACAACGCTTCGCCAGAGGAATTAAATCGCACGGACGTGTTGAAGGTAAGCATATGTTAAGCAATGCAATACAAGAGGCACAATCACGTTTTGACCGAGATGCAAATAAAATGTTAGATAAATTAGTGGAGGAATTTAACAATGATTAAATCACAGGATATACGCAGATTTATAGCGGACAAACTACGAAATGCAGAATTTAATGTTATATCATCAGAAATTCAAGAAGGCTATCCTAAGCCGGCAGTGTTCATCTATGTATACCCATCATCAATTACAAAATCCGGAGGATTTTTGGAGGATGACGTTTACAGTGTAACCATCAAGTATATTCCAAAAACTGAAACTGCACAAGAATGTGCCGAGGCGGCGGAAAAAATTCGCGAAACATTGATGTACAGTACGATTGATGTACAGGACAGGCATTTAACTATGGAAACAATGGATATGACAATCGAAGAAGAACGTTTAACTGTGATGTATGACGTTCCTATAACACAGTCCATTGATGAATGTGACGATTATGACAATGCAGAAACCATAGAAATGAGAGGTATATAACATGGGATTATCAACAATAAATGTAGAATTTAAGGCGGCGGCACAAACCGCTGTAAAACGCAGTGCAAACGGTACAGTTGCACTGATTTTGAAGGATGAAACCAAGGAAGATACCACATACGTTTACAACAATGAGACGGAAGTGGTTAAGAGCCATTGGACATCAGACAATCTAAATTACATAAATATGGCGTTTAAAGGTTCACCCAAAAAAGTGATTATCGAAAGAATTGCCGCAGAAGGAAGTCTTGATGATGCATTGAAGCGTTTGGCAAATAAGAAGTGGAATTATCTTGCCGTTCCGTCATTACAGGACGGTGAAGTTAAGACTGTGGCAGATTGGATTATTGCACAGCGAACGGCAAAGAAACCGTTTAAGGCAGTATTACCGCATTCTGTATCAAATAACATCGGTATTATAAATTTTGATACCGATGATATAAAAATCGGCAGTAAGACCTATACGACCGCTGAATTTTGCGTATATATTGCCAGTATTATTGCCGGAACTGCACTGAATGAGAGTGTAACAGGCAAAGTCATTTCAGAAATCAACAGTATTACAGAGAGTTTAACCCCCGATGCGGATGTTGATGCCGGAAAGCTAATTTTAATCAACGATGGTGAGCAGGTCGAAATTGCACGAGGTGTGAATTCATTGACAACGGTTGGAACAAATCAGACAGAGGATATGAAGTCAATCAAGATAGTTGAAGGAATGGATCTGATTGCAGAAGACATTAGAACAACATTCAAAGAAAACTATATCGGCAGAAGTAACAGTATTGAAAACAAAGAACTGTTTATCGCCGCAGTGAATCAATATTTTGAAACACTGACAAAGGAAGGTGTGCTATATGACGGTTATGAACATTATGCAGAAATCGACATAGACGCACAAAGAGAGTATTTGGCAAGCAAAAGTGTTGACGTTGCAAATATGAGTGATGTTGCAATCAAACAAGCCAATACAGGCACATTTATGTTTATGGCGGCACATATTCAAATGCAAAACGCAGCGGAAGATTTGAAATTCGTTGTAAACATGTAATCGAGGAGGTAGACATATATGAGTAGAAAAATTTCAGCACCTAACATTATTTCCGGTACACACGGCAAGGTATGGTGGGACGATTCGGTCATTTATGAAATTTCAAGTTTTGAAGCAACACTGGATACTGACCGTGAAGATGTCACATTTGCGGGTGATATGATCAAGGATAGCAAGTTGATGAGTGTATCGGGTACGTTCACAATGAAAGTGCGAAAGGTATTTTCACGAGGCAAGAGTTTTGCGGAAGCGTTTATGCAAGGAAAAGACCCACGTTCTACACTGATTAGTCAACTAAAAGACCCAGACGCATATGGTGGCGGATATGAAAAAATCCAACTGACTAATTGTTGGGTTGAGAGTGTACCACTAACCGGCGGTGAAAACGGTAAGGTAGTTGAAGAAGAATACAAAGGCGGTTTTACAGGATTGAAATTCCTTGCAAGCATTGAACCGATAGAACAGGATTAAACATTTTAGGAGGATATAAAAATGACAGGACAAGAAAAACATACAAGATTGACGTTGGACGAAATGATAAGACGTTCAGAGCAAGTAAAGGAAGCAAAGAACAAAAATAAAACAAAGGAATTGTACGTTGAAAGCCTTGACGGCACAATCACAATAACAAAACCAACAAGAAATCAAGTAAATGACGCAATGAATATGGATGCGTCTTCAGGCGAATCGGATGCATATCTGGTGTATGAATGTGTGACAGAACCGCCACTGAAAAACAAACAACTGCAACAGGCATATGGCTGCCAAGACCCATTAGATATTCTTGACAAAATATTTGAACCGGGCGAGGTATTGAATATCTCGAAAGCTGCATTAAGTTTTGCAGGTTATGTTG